CCAAGCGGTTGTACTGCTCGAACAGGTTGTAGGCTTTGTCGATGCTGAGGGCAGGCCACAGCTTCAGGTTCTTCATGTCGAAGGTCACTACTTTGAGAGTAGATTCCAGCGATTCAGTTTGGATAACGCCACCGTAGGTGAGGTCGGTCGGACGACCAGCGTAGCCGTAGCCAGCGCTGAGAGCCTTATTAAGGTTCTCGACTTCAGCCTGGGAGACGAGACCCTGCTCCAGACCCTGCATAATTTGGTTCATTGCGTCTTGATACATCTTCTCTTATCTCCCTTTCTTACTTAATCCCGTATTTGGTTGCGATTACTTGCAGTTCGTCAGCCGAACCGATTTCTGCTTTGAGGACATCCTCAGTTGACACTTCTTTACCTGATTTCTTCAGCGTAATTAGATCGCTTAGAACTTGAGACTTATTGAGAGGCTCAATTTCGCCCGCGCTCTTAGCAAGAGTTTGAACATTCTTGTAAGTTGCGCCGCGAGCAGGAATCGGAGCGTCTGCAAGTTTTTTTACAGCTTCAAGGACTTGAGAGATTTGATTCTCAAGAGGGGCAACGCGGGCTTCGATAGACTTGGCCAGCTTTTTCTCCATCTTCTTCATCTTCTTCTCTTTGTCCTCTTCTTTAGCCATCTGGTTAACGCCTTCAGCTTTTTCCGTTTCTTCTTCGTCTTCAGCTTCTTCGTCAGCTTCTTCAGCTTTTTCCATGTGCTTGCCATGTTCAGCCTTACACATGTCGCGTTTTTTCATGGCTTCTTTGTAAGCTTTTTCAGCTTTTTCGCACTCTTCTTCGGCCTTTTTATAAGCATGTTCTGCTTTCTTGGCTTCGTCTTCGTGCTCTTCGTCTTCTTTATCTTCGTGCTCTTCTTCTTCGTCGTCTGCTTTGCTGACCGCTTGAGTTTCGGTGGAGCCACTTGCTTCGTGGCCCAGTTCGATCTCTTCAGCGGAAAAGCGATCGCTCTTCTTCAGAGCTTCGATCTCAGCAAGCGTCTCGTCGATAAGATCGGTGAGGCTTTTGGCGAGATTCTTTTCCATGGTTAATCCTCCTAGGTCTTATTGACCCATAGCCTTAAGATCTGGGTGGCCAGCAAGACGAGCAAGTTCAGTGGTCGTATCACCGGCTTCAACGACGACGTCGTTAGCGAAGCGGGTGCAGCAAGCCAAAACAGCCAGGTCAGACGAGTTGACAAAGATAGCAGCGATGCTATTTTCGCCTGCGGCGCCTTTGACTTTAAGAACGCCAGGGTTTGCAACACCGATTCCAAGAAACGGCGAAGAACCGCCATCAACTCCGCCCATCGGGCTTTGGATCGCGGCGTCAACGTAGCTGATGGTCAAACCAGCTGCGGTAACCGAGGTTGCGTTTCGAGTAGCCGGAACGCCAACGGCGTCAAGGTTCCTCTTAATTTTGTCTAGCACTTGAACAGGGTTTGCCATTTCTTACTCCTTAAAATCGAATGCACTAACATTCGTAGTTCAATATACCATGCTGCTATAGTTAAGCAGCTAAATACAACCTTGACATTATACTCAATTAAATGCCGCTAACATGTCGGATATTTGCCACGTGTTGTGCGCAAACAATACTTGATACAGTTTACGACTCTAATCTATGTAATCACTGGGGTAATTTTGTCCCTTGAGACTGTCTAACAACTTATATAATTTAGCACTTTTTACTGTTTTATCTATTTTAACATCGTGCGGGGAAACTATGGCTTCGCCTTCTTCTTTTTCGGATCCATGCTTAACCTGCAAAGGTGGAAGAAACGAATGGACGTGCTTTTCTGGAACCCAAGCAGCCGACACCTGATATTTTCCATATTTTTTTTCTTGCGCTATATCTTCATCGCGCTGTGAATTACTATGATATGTTTGAGCCGGATTGCGTCGATTTATGTCGGCCCAATATAAACAGAAATCTGGATGCGTGCTCCACGAGGTTCGTTCTGTTTGATGTCTTTGATCGTTGGCTGTGTGTGCTCTAAAAAGTCTATATTCTTTTTCGCCGGTGTCTGGGTTTATTCTGACTTTAGTTCTATTTTCTAAATGATTTAGCATATCAGATCGCAATTTACCAGAAGCCGGCGGAATAGTATCTTTATGTTGAGGATTTCCATATTCGCCCCAACCAAATACCATGTCTTTCTGTTGCTTTGGGCTCCAATTTTTGACTAAATTCCACTGCCCGTTTTTATTAAAAATAATCTTTTCCATGGTTAACTCTACTTAGACAAGAAAAAATTAGCTAAAGTATCAAAAGGAAAGCTTTTTCCACAGGATCTGCATTTGACCTGGTGCTTCATATAAACCTGATCTTTGCCACAGTTAGGACAGTCTATATATCTGAAGGATCTTCCTTGGTCTAAGGTTTCGGCTTGCAGAACGCCGCCGCCGGTGAGGTTGGTGGGAGAACCAGCTCCGCCGTATCCAGCAGTTAGGGCTTTGTTTAGATCTTTTTGCTTTAAGTAGGTTTGGTAATGGGGGGATTGCATTGCGACGCCGCGAACAAACTCAATGCTATCGCTTAACGCCCTCTCCATGTGTTGAAGGCCAAAGTGAGGGGATCGAACGGCGGCGACGCGGACATTTGGGTCGTTATCGCTCAATGCCTTGTCTACGTGCTGTGGACCAAAGTGAGGGGATTGGACGGCGGTTTCGCGTACAGATATTTCTTTATCGTTCAATGCCTTGTCCATGTGCTGCGGGCCGAAGTGTGGGGATATGACGGCAGCATGACGGACATTTGGATCGTTATCGCCTAAAGCTTGATCCATGTGCTGCGGGCCAAAGTGGGAAGATTTGACGGCAGCAGCGCGGACGAATTGATCGTTATCGTTGAAGGCTTTGTCAAAATGCTGCGGACCGAAGTGGGAGGATTCAGCCGCGGCGAGGCGGACATAGCCATTTTTATCGTTCAAAGCCCTCTCCATGTGCTGCGGGCCAAAGTGAGGAGATTTGATGGCGGCATGACGGACATTTGGATCGTTATCGTTGAAAGCCTTATCGAAGTGCTGCGGGCCAAAGTGAGGGGAATCGATGGTGGTCTGGCGGACAAATATTTCTTTATCGCCTAAAGCTTGATCCATGTGCTGCGGGCCAAAGTGGGGAGATTTGATGGCGGCGAGGCGGATAAACAAGTCTTCATCGTTGAAGGCTTTGTCAAAATGCTGCGGACCGAAGTGGGAGGATCGAGCGGCGGCTCGGCGGACATGTGGATCGTTATCGTTGAAGGCTTTGTCCATGTGCTGCGGGCCAAAGTGAGGGGAATCGATAGCGGCGACGCGGACATTTGTGTCATCATGACTTAGAGCGCGATCAACGTGCTCCTTATTTGCTGCGTGCGAGTACAGCAAACGCTGCAAAGCGCGTGGATTCTCATTGAATGCTTGATCGATGTGGGATTTATCTAGGTGAGGAGACTGCATGATGGAAAGCACCTCACCCCCGTCGTCATCGGGATCGTCGTCTTGTCTTATACGCTTTGATATTAAGCCCTTAGCATACTCGGGATCGATGTCTCTGAATCTAACCTGATGGATGTTTTCTTCGCCATTATCTAGGTCCCACAGGGCTTGATTGTGTAATTCAGCTTCATCATGGTGTTTTTGAGGATACTCTTCAGTATCAACTTCTCCTGAAGTCAACTTCCACAAATTTTCTAAGTTTGGCTTATCTTTTAATAATTTATCGAGCTTATCTTTTGGCAGATCGTTTATGTAGAAGTTATTGTTTGGTGCGTAGCCACCACCAACGTTCTCTTTGACGCGGGGATGTTTTAATAACTCTATAATGGCGTCGTGGTACTTTGCTGCTGGTTTAGAGTTACCAAATCCCTTCGTTTCACCTAAGTAGCCATTATTCTCGATAAAGGAAAGCCGGGGTTCGTGGTAGGTTTCGCCATTAATTTTATGCTCTTTGCGGAGGGAAAGGATCCGATCGTGGTGGTGGTCTTCGTCTTCTTCTGCGCCCTGTGCGTTAACGTTACCACAGTGTGCCATGGCCTTACCTTCGGCCTCATCGTATCCTTTACCTAAGTCATACCAACCCCAACCATTGCCCAGATCGATAAGTTTCTTGGTGCTTGAATCTGGTTTAAGTAAGTTAGTCGCATCTTTCTTCTTGTTCTTGAGGCTATCTTCCGCGTCCTTCCAGAGCCTCATCCCATCCTCGAAGGAGTGGGACTTGTCGAAGCGCACCTTTCCGATATCGTGGTCGGGGTTAGTGCCGGCAGTACCTACGTAGTGTTGCACAGCTTCTTTGTTCTGTGTATTCCAGATCTTGGGGTCTTTTTTGTAGCCGCGGAGGAACCACTGCTGGACGTCATCGCGCTTGACATCCTTCGACAACCAATCTGCAATTTCAGCAGCTTGGGGATCGGAGCCTAGCTGCTGAAGTAGCTGCTTCTTGGAAGCTTTTTCGAGAGGTTCGGCTAAACTAATGTTTTTTTTTAAACTCTCAACAATCTCATGGATCTGCTCTACATTGTGGCGGATCTTTGCAATCGACACCTTCTGAGAGAAGTCCATAAAGGATGGGACGTCTTGAATCGCGTATGGCGCGTATGATTTAATGAGTTCTAGTTCTTCTATTGTTGCAGCAGATTTTACGAGATCTAGACCTTCAACAAGTGTGGCATTGTTCGCCGGCGTAAGAGTAAGTGCTAAGCCGCGAATCTTAGTTCGCTTTAACACTCTCTGGTCCTTTTGGCCACGCTCAAGAATACCACCCTCTACTGAGCATTTTAGTTTCAAAGGAGAGTCTGTCTTAAATTGATGCTTTATGATTGCCGCCGCTGCTTTGGCAGACCGGTGATCTTCGTCATCGTAAAGCAAACCCTCAGTATAGATATAGGGCGCTTTGATTTTATTCCAGTAATATTTATGTCTATCGTTCTCACAATCTTCTAGACCGAAGATCTTTTTAGCGCCAATTATACGCCCCACGACATCTGGTAATTTATTAGAGTGGTTATCGTTAACAATCCCTCGACCAGCAAGCAGCTCAGAAATGTCAGCGCCCTTAACGTCAAGGATTTCTCCTTGGGTATCTCTAAGCTCGCTCGCAGCGACAGCATCGAACTTGGTTGCCATTATAAGACCTCAATCATTGACTCGCTATAAACCATTGCTCATTATACATTATGTTCAACCCGAATACCTACCGCTCTTGGCGGCGTTTTCTTTTGCCCATAATGGTTGTAAATTTCTGTAATGACAAGCTATAGCAAACTGCTGTGGATCCTTTAGATCAAAAGAGCAGAGTGGTCTTATGTGATCTATGTGCCATCCAGTGCGACTATGATTTTTCCATGTCATACCGGGTTGAAATTGTGATTCTAAGTGTTTCTTAAGTTCTTCTGGCGAACAACCAAGCGCATCTATTACCTGTTTAGATCTAACACCCTTTAGCAGAATCTTCAATCTATAAGATATAGATCTTGCAAGTCTATATTCATCAGATTGGCGCTCACGCCAGCGACGCTGCTGATCAGATACAGATTTACGATTTACCTTGCCCCATTGAGCCTGATAGGAAGCAAACTGCTCACCGTTTTCTTCATGCCACTTTTTAATACGATTATTGTTGCACGACTTGCAAGAAGAGTACAGACCATCTGGCTTTTTCTTATCTTTGACAAACTGACCGAAATCTTTATCTTTTAAACATTTAGAGCACTTTTTCATCTCATCCTCCAATAGCTAAACAGCCAGATTTATTATACCAAATCAGGCAGTTAGATATCAGCTAATGACAAGGACTTACTCGCAATAGGCAGTTTCGTCATCTAATGAAAAACCCGAGTCCACGACCGGTTCATCGGCAAATGATTCGCGGATCTCTTTAATTGCGTGGCAGTTCTGTATTTTATTTATTGCTCTTTCGGCTGTTTTTTTTACTGTATCGGTGGATACATGAAGCATGGCTGCAATATCTACGTCAGCTGATGGGGTCTCCGGCATATTGTGTGCCTCATAGGCGAACCAGCAATAACCAGACATCTGGTCGTCAATAGCCCAAGGGCATCCTGGAAGTTTTGCTTCCTCTTCTTCTGTGAGTTCTTTCTTAGAGGTCCTAAGCGTCTTAAGTCTTAAGACAGCTAAAGGACACCACTCCTTGGTTATTTGATCAAGTTCACGTGGGCATCTAGACTTAAATCTGTCGTTAAGATCGCTCATTGAGCTCTCGCAAGAGGTTTAGTCTTGCTTGTTATACTCTGGACAAAATAAAAATCGGCTCCAGGTTTAAGCTGGAGCCGAAATCGGTATGATATCACTCAGCAGTGATTGCTGCTGGCTTCTGAACACGAACAGCCAACAGCTGAACAACATGTCGGGCGCCGTTGATAGTGGTCTCAAGCGTTGAGCCAACTGGTTGATTTAAAAAACCAGTAGCGATGTCTTGGTTGGCAATATCTTTGAGCACCGATTTAGAACGAAAGATACCACGATCTTCGGGTTCGTCTGGCGTCGTAGAGGTAATCACGATTACATCGTTTTCTGAGGTAACCTGATCTGCGGGAACCAGATCGCGTACGGCGTCGTCTTTATCAGACGATTCTTGCCAATCGGCCAGTTTCAGTTGGTCGGCAAGGGTTGCCACGTTTTCGCGTGACACACCCGGAACAGAAGAGATAAGAGCGGTGTTTTTGTACTGTACATCATTAAGAGCCGCGTAAAAACGGGTCAAATCGTCCTGCATGGGGCGTAGTTGCTCCATGAACTGCTTAAGCAGTGTTTGAGATACTCTCACAGCAAGAGCCAAATTAGCCACTTCGCGCTCTAATTCAGCTACACGAATTATAGCGGATTTGCTGCGTTTTTTGTTTGATTCTGCGATTTTCATTAATTGTCTCCGTGTTTATTAAGCGCGTTTATCTTTTACCCGATTTGCCAACGCTTTGAGTAGCGTAACTTCTTCATTAGTGAATGGAAGCGCTGGTTGCTGAGCATTCGTTCCCAAAATTTTAGCCAACTCTGAATTAAGGAATTCCCTGATGCGGGATTCAATTTGATCGTATTCTGCGCCCTTTTTCTTTACTACTCGAGAGGATAAGACGTCATTTATGGCGTTGGCTTGTTGAAGTTTAAGCTGCTCAGGCGTAAGCTTAATTGGCGTATCGATTTTAAGAACATTTGTCGGTTCTTCTACTTGAACCTTGGGTTCAGTTTGCTGGGGTTGCATTTCTTCTACCTCTTGTGTATGCTGTACAAAATCATGCATTGTTTTGATTTCAAAACCATGTCTATCTGCCATAATCCCATAGAGCTGTTGAGCAGAATTAAACTGCGATCGCGTCAATGGTTCTTTATTGTCTACGCAGCGCTTCCAATGAGCCTCTACATCTGGGTCGACCATTAAGATTCGAGAAACAGAATTTTGTTCTTCAAACTCACGAAGAACGTCTAGATCCTCATCTATTAAGAGGGATTTGCGACCATATATCTGTGGCCATATGCAAGCCTCGCCGTACCACGATCTGTCAAAAACCACGTCTTGACCAGAAAGCGAAACCATCATCTCGGTGAGAGATTCAAAGTATGTTGACCCAGTGTAACCGGACTGGTAGTATTTTTTATCTGGAGCGGAAAAATGGATAACTTTAAAACCTTTGGCTTCGTACAACTTGGCCGCAGAAGATTTAAAGCTCCTATCAATCCCCTCAATCACAATCCAAGCCATAAATAAATCTCCTCAATAGAGATATTTATACAAAAGAATTGTTATTGTTCAGTTATTCTTTTTCTAAGTCAGCGGCAACATTTATTGGATTACGTGTTACAGTACCGCCAATATTAGAAGCCTGCGTTGCACCATGCTCTTTCGCAGCTTCATGGAGCTGTTGAATAGATGATCCACCTTTAACTGCAGCCTCCGCATCTGCTTGCTTTTGACGCTCAGCATCCCCGTCAACCTGCTGACGTTGAAGATCGTGTTCATGGTCCATTTGCTGCTGCTGCATAGTCATCTGTTGCTGCTGTTGTGTTTTAGCTTCTTTCTGAGCCTGCTTGGTCATAAGAAGATTAGACCATTGGAGGAACATGGGGTCGCCAGGAAGATACTTGAGTTCATCTCGCTCTGTTGCACCCTTATCGCCAAGGAAAACTTCCCTTTGCTCCCCTTTGGTCATCATCTTGTCAACCAGCCCCCAGAACGCTTGATTAAGCGGGAGATCGGCAATTGGGTGATCGATAGGTTTGCGATCTTCGTTCTTTAGAAGATCGTTCATCGAAGAAAATACCGTCATCTGCGCCTGACGTAGGGAGATGTCCGTCTGAGCTGTGTCGTCTGTATATCCGACAAATTTAAATTTATATTTAGATGCGAGTTCTTTATCTAATGCAGGGACGATGTCTTGGTTGATTAAATCTTCAATAAAGTAAAGGATCGGCAGGAGACCGCGTTCACGAGAGTACGTGATCTTAAATTGTCCAGATTCTTTTGCTTGCGCAGCTGCGCGACCGTTGGCTGTAGTTAAGTAATCTAAACCGACTTCAATGGGATCGATCTGGAATTGTGCGCAAATTGATCGCATGACGTGGGAGTTGAAGTTGATGTACTCCATTTCACGCGCAGATCCTGACATCGGTATCCACTGAACATCGTCGAGACCTGCGACAATCGGAGTGCGCCAAGCGTTGTTCGAGCCAGAAATAGTGTTGTAGAATTGACGACGGAAAGACGCGAGAGTGTTTTGAGTAACAGTTCCTTTGAGATGCAAGATGCCTCTAGCTGCATATCCGTGCGTAAAGTAATTTGCATTGTAGGATTCGACGTTTAGGTGGTTTGTGATCATGATCACAGCTTGCTCGACCATAGAGATCGCATAGCCATTGGAATCAGCAAAGTTCTTTGGATTAAAGAGCTTGAATACCATATCTTCATCACCGAAGACATTGATGACGCGCATGTCCATTGTCTGCTGGACATATTTCAGATATTCTGAATCTGGATTATTAATCTGACCATCCCCGCGCGGATCATTGTCGGAGCGCTTCTTATGATAAAGCTCAAGAGCTATTTTGGCTTGGTTCTCAACAGTGTCTTTTGATACGTTTGGGTTTACCCTATAAACCGTCTCAGCAGGAAGCGGACGGAATCTATGGAGCGATCCTTTTCGGGTTAAAACCTTTTCGGTTGCGATATGGCCAAAAGTAAGTGCATCCCACGTAATTAGTTTAAGAAATTCTCCAAAGAGCATCTCTTCGCCGCGCGGGGTGCCGTCGGTGCGGCCGCAGTGGTAGACGTACTCTTCTAACATGCGGATGTTTTCGATATCTTCCTGCGTCATCGGCTCGTGGTGATTAACCTTTACGAAACGATAACCCATGTCATACTTCTTCTCTTGTGGTCGGGAGAAGCGAAGAACCGTGTCGCACCTGATTTGGAGGATAGCGTTAACGAGCCAGTCGCGCATTGAGATTTCTCTCAGAGTGCGATTTGCAATGCGGGAGATTTTTGATTTAGAAAGAAAATAATTATGCGCTGCATGGTCGTAATATGGGTCTGTGAGAATAGCGCGACTGCCAACTAAATCTTGCGAATCTTGTGACCGGTTGTGTTCCTGTAGAGAGTCAGGGAGTTTATCGCCATCTGATTTGGTCAGATCTTCGATATCTTTACGAAGAGATTCGGTAACTGCTTTTTTAATATCTTCAATCCAAGACATCGTCGTCTCCGGCCTTAAGGTGGTCTTATTATACGATCAGAACTGCCATATGAAGCCGCCGTCAGCGCCCTGATCTTCATCGTCTTCTATTTCAGACAGCCTTCCTATTTTACCCATCTTGTCGAGGTTAACCTCCGGATTAAACGGAATATTGTTAACTTTAGCATATTCTTCTGGCGTGGGTGGTTTAAAAAAGCTTCCCGTTGAATCAACCAACTTAGTCATATCAACGTCTAATCCAGCGGAAGACAATATCACCGCCCCTTTGCCGAATAAATTAGTTACGGCATATCTTAAGGCGTCGATCCAGTGGTCATGCTCTGTGTCTGGGTCGTCGGTTATCATACCCGCGGCATCGACCTTATAATGATACAATTGAAATTCTTTTATCAAGGGTTGGCATGTTTCTTGAGCTAAGAAGATCTTTGGCTCTCCGGCACCTGGCACCTTTAACCACTTCTTAATGACCTGAATACCAGTGTTAACCTGACCCTTATCGGTGTTGGTCGAAGTAGGCAAGCCTAGTTTACGCATTTCAACAGCATCGCCTGGATCTGCTTGATCAGGAAAATAGAGCTGCGTGCGATATACTTGGTGCCATTTGTTTTTCACGTGATGCATCCAGGCGGGTCTTGAAATATATGTCATGCCGTCGCAGCGAACAATATATATGTTTTCTTTTGAATCGACAAAGAAAGCAACTAACGTATGCGGATTTGACCATCCCCAGTCGATACCGGAATACGCTGGTAGACCCATACTCAAGCACTTCTTGACGAATATATCGTGATTGCACTCGCCAGGAAACTCCTTTCCTGTGAGTATGTGCCACATCTGGTTCCACGTCTTTACGTGAGTGCGCTCATCGAACTCTTTAAAAACAATACCCTCTACGGAGGGCTTGAGGTTCATCAACTGAGACATTGCCCAATCTGGGCCTTCGGACAAGATCTTCTGCGAAAGCTCGTCAATAGACTTAAGCATAGGCGAAGTTGACGTCTGATTTTTTGCATCCCCAAGGCATATCGGGGCAAGAGGGCACTTATAGCAACCAGAATACATCTCGTACGCGGCGTAATCTTTTTTCTTCTGATCACCTAGTTTTGCATAGTCTGAAGGAAGGCGGACATCGAACGACTGCTGGTCGATGTAGTATGTTTGCCTGTCTGTTCCGGATCTTGAGTCTGGGCATCTTTCGGTGAACTCAAACGCTGTCCAGCGACGAACATGACGCCCTTGCTTCTCTGCGTTCTCGATTGCCTGGTTCATCAGACCGTATCTAGACTTACGAGTAGAGATACCAACCCTAAGAGGTTTCTTTCCTCGCTTTGAGTCAAGCATACCAGAAATCTCTTTGTACGCTTTAACAGCCTCACCTGAAACCGTATCGATCTCATCTACAACAACTAGAGGAACGTGTGGTCCGTTAAGTGCGCGCATCGTGCACGGAAGAACTTCAAGAGTGATCTTTTCGCTTGATACATTGAAAACAGACTTCTCCATCGTAGACTTTTCTAAGATCCGGTCTGTTTCTTGAGTTTTAGGAGGCAGCACTAGTGGCTTGATTCTATCTGACATCAAGAACTTCTGCTGGTACTCGTAACATCGTTTAGCTTGAGAAAGAATTGCACCTACGTGTACAACATCTCGCTGATCGTGAAGAAGAACTAGAAGTTCGGCAATAGCCATGCCAAGGGTCTTGCCCGATCCTCGACCTGCAACGTACAGTAATTCTTGAACGTTTTCTGGGTTGTTGCTGTTTACGCAAATGTTATAAACATCCCAAATAGCATGAAACGGCGTAGTATCTGCATATCTAGAAACTTTGCAGTCTGGAAGCTGCAAGTTAAAGAAATATTTTATGTAGTTCTTTAAATCTGCCTCTGTGCGGCATGGCGTAAGAAACACGCGCTCTAATTGTTCTAACGTGAACTTAGACGCGCGCTCTGTCATTCTTTGAGATGCTTGTTGCTGCTTTGCTACTTTACTAAGGGCGGTCTGATCTGCCCTCTTTTTAGGCAACTCTATAAACTTCTTGTAATGGTTGCCGCAGTAACCCTTGGCCTTGAGCGGTTTTACACAGCCAGGAACCGAGCATGTCTTTGATTCTTCACTCATCTTCTGGATCCTGCACTAATTGTGCTAGAAGAAGAGACTCCTCTGTTTCTTGGGGTTTTGGTAGGGTTTTGATTTTGTTTGAACGTGCGGATAGCTTTTGAGGCTCTTCTGTTTGAGCGGGTGTAGCCAAAGCACGAACAGAATCAGCAACCTTAGCAAGCATCTCTATTACTTGCTGATATTCTTTTAAGCTTTTTATTCTCATTGATGGAGGAGGCGACTTTGAAGGATCGTGAAGATACTTGCGCATCTCCTCCATGTTCTCTGTCGTAGATATTGAAACCATATCAGTAAGGAATTCGACTTGCTCGACAGTTGATCTAACTATCCTGGCTCTGATGCGATCGTAGACCGAGTTGGCTAACTTTTCACGATCCTTTACCCAACCATTAAGGGCGGCCGTAAGTGCAATCTTGCCAAGTGGATATTGAGGAAATCTGCGACCTAGATCCTCTAGCGAGTAACCAAGAAGAAAAAGTTCATAAAGCGGCATAGCTTCTTGCTTACCCATTGCGCCGGCCGTTTTATGCTGCTTTAAATACTTTTCGGCCTCACGGATCTGGTCAAAGTTCAATCCGTATCGCTCTTCAGCGTTAAGCCTCTTTTTTAACAAGCATAGTCTCCCATATAGGATGGGTAGAGATGTTGTTTATCATTTGCTGTAAACGCAACATCTCGATCATCTTATACTTGGAAACCTGCTCTTTTGTAAAGCCCAGCACCAGCAATATTAACACCGATCGTTCAAGATCCGTGAAAACGTCCAGCAATTCTAGCATTTCAGTGGTGGGCGGAGAGCGCAAGTAGTTGATAAGATTGTTTATTACAATATCGTTTATGTCGTTTTTGTTCTTTATCTCAATAAACCTTGACGACAAATCAAAATAAGGATCTTCTAAATATGCGACCCAGAGATCCTGTCTCTCATCCTCATCCTGGGACAGGGTCTCTATCTTTCTTTGAACCATCATTAGATGGGGGTCCTTGATCCTCATACTCTGAACTTTCTCTTAACTCAAGCTCTACGCTCCAAGCGGGTCCACAATAAGTTTTTACAAAACCGCTCAATATCTTTAAAAATTCTAAGTTGCCGTGGCGCTTAAGAAGTCTTTTGAGCTTCCACATATCAAATATTGAACCGGTACCTTTTAATGCCTGATATCTATTATAATCTTTAAGCAAAGAATTTGGCGCATAAACAGTGTATTTTACTGCCTTAGTGTTTGAATTTACAGATACTTCTACTGCTGTAATGCTTTTATTAATTATGGCTCCGTAGAGATATAAAGTATCTTTAGCTTGATCTGTAAACAGACCATTGTTAAGCAGCCACCTGTGCTGATCTACGTATTCATACACATCGTTGCTCATTGTTGCTCCGTGTATTTCTTTACCGTTTCTTTTAAAGAAGTCCGGTCCATTGTTCCAGAATAAACCTTATCGATATACTGCTCTGCCATACTGTAAACAGTAGGGGCAGAGATTTGCGTGCGATTAATCTTAATAGAATCTGTAAATTCAGCTTTAAATGAAACCTGAATTCTTTTCTTAAGATCTAAGACGGTTTTAGATTCCAAAAAAGATTTAACTTCTGCCCGCGGTCCTATTAGTTTTACAATCCAACGATCTTTCTCGTTTAACTCTAATTTATTGGAGGAATCTAAGTAGACATCGAGAGTTCGCCAAATAGGAAACGGAGAGTCTATGAACCTCATTTCTAAAGTTTTCGAATCTAAGATCATCAAGCCTTTAACCTGGTTAGCATCCGAAGCCGTAAGACTCGACGGAGTACCCGGGTAGACAATAAGTCCTTCTTTAAGAGATTGCCTTTTGTGGATATGTCCAGAGACAACAAGGTCAGCCTGAACTTGAGCAGCATCGATACCGTCCTTTGCACACGATGGTCCATAATCAGCTCCTATGAAGGTGTTATGCGTCACGACGATATCTGTGCTGGTGTCGGGCCAACTAGAAGACGTAGGAAGATAGGGTGTGTAGGTTATTCCGTCCGCAATAATGGTCTTGTCAGCCACCAGCACGCCTTTGTATGATTTAAAGACCTCAAGAGCATGATACTTGTTGCAGTTTGGCTTCCACATATCGTGGTTGCCGAGGACCATAACTACTGGTACTTTGTTCTCACGTAGCCGTAGGAGATGCTGGTTGACGATAGATAGGACTTCGGCATGTAGAACGGAGTGATCGTCTAGCGTATCGCCGAGATTAACAACTAGATCTGGTTTTTCAACCTCTACAACAGATTCTATCCACCTGAAAAGATCAATGCCATCTTTAAGATGAGTATGCCGTATATGCGGATCGCCGATAAATAGTATTTTGCTCATATATTTGAACTAATAGTCAATTTTTTGTATGTTTATGTAAGCAGTCTATCGACCCACCCTAAGAGCCAAGGTTGACCTAGCATTATGCTGCGAGATATTTTAAGCTTAAAAGATAACTCTAGAAAATAGAGAACTGTCAGTCTTTTGCTCGATGTTGTTTCTTTTCGCACCATCCTCGGAAACCCTCCGCATCACCACGATAGCTATATCGTATATCTCAGATAAGTTTGATCCATGATACATTCTCATCTTACTCATGGATTTAGTAAAAAGCCAGGCCACATTCGCATACAACCAGAATGATATTTCTTTATCGTAAGACGAGCTCACAATGCTTCCTCGAGATCATCATCTACAAAACCTAGAGCATCAGTCTCAACCTTTGCATCTTGGTATTCATAACATGCACGTAGAATTCTTGATTGCAGATCTTTGTCAGCCAAAACATAGTTCTTCATGTTCTGCTCACCACGGATTGGCGGCTCGTTGCCGAAACACCACATTTGTGGATTCTCGCGGCCAGTTTCTGGATTTAAGGGATGGCGAATCACACCAAGTGCCTTTGCCAGCTCGAATATCTCACCTGCGGTATCTATAACCCCTTTGTCATAGTGAAAGGTAAATTCCGCCTGACGAGCAGGTGCACCCATGCGATTTTTCTTGACCTTAACGCGAACCTTGTGGCCGACCTGAGCAGCAGCGCCTGTGATTGTCTCGCCTGATTCAATCACACCCTTTTTAGAATCAACGCGGGTGATCTCAAGCATTAGATCTGCCGCATGCTTAAGAGCATGGCCTTCTGAAATAACATAAGGATTACGGAGGGCTTTCATTGGATCGAGCTGCGCTGTTACTTGTTGAATAAAAAAAGCTAAAAGCTTATATTCAGCAATAACTGGAACTACCAGTTTGAGCGCGCTACCGAGGTACTGGGATCCACTGCCGCCCATGATTTGATCGGTTGTTTGCTTGCGCACATCCTTGGGGTATCTGATTGATTTGATTGAGTCGATTACAATCGCCTTGATCGGCGCGCCGTCTTGAATAAGCTCAAGCATCTCGCCGCCGATGTAATCAAAGATCTTAAGAGGATCGTTGGATTTGCGCACAACAAGACGGTCTGAATCGCCGCCTAGTTTAGCAAACATATCCGCATTAAATGAGTACTCTGCATCAAACCAAATCGCAAGAGCTTCTGAATCTTGGCGCTGAAGTTGAACAATGCCCATCATAGCTAACATCGATTTACCCGAACTTTCGGGTCCGTACAAGATGTTCACTTTACTTGGAAGAAAGCCACCTTGGGCAGTGGCCCAGTTCAACGATGGGCTCGGCGATGCGATGGGTTCTGGCATCTGAGTTTTTAACTTAGATGCTGCAACACCTAAATCGCTGGTTAGTTTAGACATCCATTTGTTGGCGCTCATATCTGTTTCCTTTCTTAATGTTTACTTCATGCCTTCCCATGGCGTCATGTATCCGTCTTCGGAAAGCTTCCTTACAGCATCGATAGCAAACCTAAACTCTTGAACCTTATTCTTCATTAGAAGAGAAAGAGCCTGAGCTCTTGCATGAACGTCTTTTGCCCTTTGAACATCAGGATCAAGGGTTACATAAGCCTTGCGAGATTCAACCGTAGGCTTTTCGTCTCTCTTTTTAAAGAAGTCAGGTGCACGATCTAGGTAAGCAATTGCCTCTGCGGTATCTAGTGCAGCCTTGGCATTCAGCTCTGCCTGAACGGCTTTTGCATGCATGACTGACGATACATCATAAGCAATGATGAACTCCCGTAGATATACGGGAGCCATCATCTTATTGAAACCCTGACCGATGTCACCTAGCTTGCGAGTAAATGCTGCTATGTGTTTTAGATCTATCGAATCTAAATTAGACTCGATAGTCTGAAGATCGGTACTCACGATGCACCTCAATTATCAAGAAGTGACTCTGCAAAAGCAAAAATCTCATCATCAGACTGCGATCTTGTGGCTTTTGTAACCATCTTAGGTGCAGATTCTGCTTGACGCTTTTTAAGTGCAGGAGCTTCGTCCTCGTCATCGTGATCATCAAAACGAATATTAACAGGTTTCTTGATAGGCGCCTTATACTCTTCGACGTCGTCATCTTCTTCAACTTTAGCAACAGCTTTTACTGGCTTCGGCGCATCAATCTCAAAACCTGCAACTTGAAGCTCGGGAGCTTGAGCATACATATTTGCCAAATTGGCCATCAACACCTCTTTAAGCTCATCATAAGAATAACGCTTATAAAGCGTAGTCAAATCGTAGCCAAGGCTATCGTAATTATCCATGACGTTGGTTGGAAGCGGATCGCGATCGTCAACCCAAACAATGCCCTCAGAGGTCTTCTTCTTGGTCTGGTTCTTAGAGACCGAATACTCGGTATTCGTGCCTTCGCCTTCACGACGAATCTTAAACCAAATACCAGAATCGTCTGGATTGGATTCTAGAGAAGTAGGATCTTGACCGTAATCGGTCACATATTGCATCATTTGCTTTTTCATTGCATCATGAGCCGTCTTCTTAAGCTCAAGAAGACCTACTTCTCCAGCTTTATTGCAGGCATTGTAAATGTATGTAGCCTTAGGCTTAATAGCCCATAACATATCTGTAAATGGCTTAAGAGCCTCTTTAACTTCTTCGCGAGAAGCGTTACGATTTTTAAGGGAAGCTTCCAGTGCTTCTTTTTTCTTCTCAACAAGAGAGACATACTCAGATACGGGACAGGCACTATCTGTCGCAAATGACCTAGGGGAAGCGTAGGGGCGCCGGCGGCCAGTTTGGGGATCGGCAAGCCATGCAATCACCCATCTACGATATGCGTATCCATCAGAACCTTCGCCGAAGGGCGGAAGAACGCGGTAAATGTTTTCCCCCTGGTTAATGGGGTGACGTTTCCATTCCTTGCGCTCTTTCAAAGAATCTAGGTTTAGTTTCAAATTGGACTTAGCCACAAGTTCTCCTTTGCCTAAAAAGGCGGTAATACCCAACATTGGGTAATTTAATTATACCCATATAAAACACATAAAGCATAAAAACCTAAGATCTTAATGGATCTGTCGGTTGAGTTGTTTTTAGTTGCTCTTTAACAGGTGTCGTTTTTGGATCGGTTGTTCTTACTTGCTGCGGA